GAGACCAGTCAAGGTATGATGAACAAGACTTTTGACGATTTTGACGGTATGTTGTTCATCATGGGTGATGGTTCACATAGTTTTTGGATGATGAATTGTATCATCCCTTTAGACATTATCTTTATTGATAAGAATTTTAAAATTAATACGATACATCACGACTGTGAACCATGTGAGTCTCAACCTTGTGAAAGGTTTGTCGGTAAAGGAATGTATGTTTTAGAACTTGAAGGTGGTACCAGTGAAGATTTAGGTGTTAGAGAAGGACAAGTTTGTGAGTTCTTTAAATAAATTACTTACTTTCCTCAATCTTTTGTTGTAAAACATTCACAAATTTATTCTGTAACATCTTTAAAAACTTGATGTAAGGTGAGTCATCTTTTTCAGAATCGTATTTAGGTTTACCCTGAGGTGGTCTCTTACTTCTTCCGATGTAATTTAAACCTGAAATATTTGTAATACACTTGTGTCCACCTGAATTTGCTTGGATAACTTCCCATACAGGAACTGAAACACCATCTAAAACACTCCATTCTTCTTCGGTCAATTCAGATGATTTTTTTTCCATTAAAGATTTTATATCCATAAGTTCCTCAACACCATCTTTCTTATCCAAGTATTTGTCTCCGTAGATTGCTGCAAAATCTTTAAATGTAAATCCAACTGATTCTTCTTTTGCGGCAGTTTCAGAAACCCATTTGATTGTTGATAGAGGGACTTGTTTTTCTTTTAATTGTGATTCCCAATGTCCTAATACTTCTTGAGCAATTTCTCCCAAGTTAACACCTTTAAGTTCTCTCTCTTTCTTAAATGGGTTACAAGATGCTTGAAGTAATCCAAGTGGCCAAGCAATAACTAAAAAGTCAGCCTCAGGGTTATTTCTAAATGGGGTATATCTGTCATAAGACCCAGGTTTCATCATACTACCACCACCGTATTGAACAATGATATTATCTTTAACCTGAACATTCTTATGTCCTTTCATAGTCTGAACATAATCTTCTTTATTTTTTTCTAATGAAGAAATGTCAGCATATCTATTTGTCTTCATTAGTTCCTTAATCTTATTAAAGATTGAAAGTATTGAAGGTTTACAATCTAACACTAATGTCTCTAAAAATCCGGGTTTGTTTTTAAACGCCAACAATAACTTGTTAGTAACCAAACCTAATAACATTCTATTTTCTTTAGCACTCTTTTCTTTTGACGTACCATACACATAATTCATTACCATTTCAGGTGTAATGTTTTTGGAAGCGTAATCAGCACTATCAACCATAGATATTGTCGCAACATCTTCTGGTGTAAAAATCTCTGATGCCGGAACTATCTGTGATAGGGTTTCAACATTAGAACGAGCTCCTCTGAACTGAGTTGATTTAGTTTCGTCAGCTCCGGCTTGTCTATCGTGGTGGTCTGTATGAACTACGAACATTGGTTTTCCGTGAGCAAAATCAACAAGAACTGGCATTATCTCACCTTCAGCATCCGCTTTCTTAACTGCAAATTCCTTATCTCCGTATTGTATTATCTCAACATCAACAACTTTGATTCCGTTGTCTTCCAAATACTTCTTCATCGCTAATGCAGTTGCAACACCATCTAAATCCTGGTGAAAGTATATCTTTGCTTTTTTGTATCTATCAGAAAGTTCTTTTATGTTTCTAATACCACCTTCGGAAATTATTTTTTTCATTAATAATAAATATTGTAACAAAAAAAAAGTTCATCATTACGATGAACCTTTTAAAGTAAAAAAGTAATATACCTCTATTTTAAAGTTAACAAGTATTTCAACTGGTTAATTTCCGCTAACATTTCGTCTCTAATATTTAATAAATCTGAATCCATCTTTGGGTCATAATCTTCCGATAATCCAATCAAATATTCACAAACAGTATTAACATAATCAGTTAAATCAAGTTCTTCAATATCACTACCAGATAATGTATAACCACCTGTAAAAGTAGGTCTTCCGTGTTTACCCATACAAACCTCAACAAATCTATCAATTAAATCATCAAGTGAATCATAGATACGTCCGTACGCAGAATGTCTTGAGAATGATTTTGTTTGCCAGTGTAATACTCTGAACTGAGTTTGTATTTCTAATAAAAATTTAACAACTTCTGAATTTTGCATAATAACATTTTATTATAAATATATCAATAAATGAAAAATGGAGGTCATTGACCCCCATTTTCAAATTCTAACTTCTGTTGATTCTTTTGGTCAACAAAACTTTGTATTCGTTGTTTTGCAATTTCACAATATTTTTCACTCAATTCAATACCAATCCATCGTCTATCATGAACAACTGCCGCCACACAACTAGTTCCTGAACCATTGAAGGGGTCTAATACCACATCATTTCTGTATGACAATATCTTGATTGCCTTTTCGGGAATATCCATGGAGAACGTCGCCTTTGTTAGTGTACGGGTGTCAGCAAAATACTTCCACTGACCAAACACCAATTCCATAAACTCTTTCTTATCTTGTTCAGAATAAGCAACTTTGTTCTTCCCCTCTTCAGTTAAGTAAGGTACTCCTTTCCACTGTGGTTCACCTTTAACTTTCTTAATATGAACTTTCTTATAAGCAAGAATAACACACTCTTTTGGATTGTAGATGTAAGGAGCTGATGGACTCATCCAAGAACCCCATGCAGTTGTCTTACTTCTATGTGGTGAGTCCTCTTCAAGGTCAACAATACCGTAGAACTTAAACCCAACTTTCTTCATCACCTGATACATTTCTGACGCGAAGAATACTCTACCACCACGGGCTTGTACATTCACCTCATATGGTATGTTAATAGCCATTCTTCCATCGTCTTTAAGTAGACGATATACCTCCGTTAACCATTTTTCAGACCACTCCCAATATTCATCCATAACAATCTCATCGTTATGTTCATCATATTTAATACCTACGTTATATGGAGGTGACGTTAAAACTAAGTCAACCCATCCTTCGGGCATCTCACTCATCACATCAATGGTATCCCCATTGATTACCTTATTAATATAATTCTCAATCATTCTGTAATTTTTCTATCTTTTTTTCAATATACCATATAGCCTTCTTCAGGTCCTGAACCACGTTGTCTTTCTTACCAGCTCGTGATAGGTATTTAACAGCGTTACCCAAATAAAAATCTTTATCTAAACCCCAAGCATCAATGACTTTTATTGCTTCGTAAACATTCGACGCTCCCCCATAATGGTCGGGATGATTAACCATTTCTTTTTGCTCTGACATAATATTTTTTTCCATATTTACTTTCTTCAAGTATACCCTCACTTACAAGTTTTTCAATTCGTTTTCTTGTTTCGTCGATTCCAACTCGTAGGATATAATCACAAATGTAATTAATATGAACTGGTTTTTCAAGTTTTCTTAACAGAACTTCATTCAGGTCTATATTGTTTCTCATATTCTTTAAATTTAATTTCAATTTCTTTAGATGAAAATAATATAGCATCAGCTTTAAGATAATACTTAATATTTTCGGGGTTCATTTCTATTTCAAGTATTTGTAATTCTCCTACAATCTTTTTGTTGAATCCCATATTACAAAAGTATTAATTTTTCTTTAGATTTACAATTGTTTTTTTCTGAACTATGTAACTTAATACCTTTCTTTTAAAGATTGGTAGAAGTGTATTTTCAAATGGTAGGTCGTTGGATGACATTAATTCAAAGATAGGTAAACTGATATCTTGGGTTAATTCATTTAATATTGTTCTGATAACCTTTTTACTTTCACCATCAAATAATAATTGAGCAACAAATTTACTGTCGTGTTTAACCGTGTTAACATCACCAGTTGTATACTTCCAAATCTTTTTGTTGTTTCCCTTAAGTGTAAAGAAGTATCCTGTTTCTAAACTTTGATATTTATTCTCGTTGGTATGTTTGATTGAAACTGAGTCGTATGTTAATGTCCAAAGAGCTTTGATAACATTAAAATATTCAAAAAACTTCGGTCCGGCATATTTTAGAACCTTATTTAGTTCCTCTAACTCATCGTCACC